GAACTTCATCATTGACTTGGAGACAAACGATTATTTTGAGATGATGTGGCGGGTATCAGATTCTGGCGTTTCTCTTGAGCAGTTCCCAGCCGTAACAGCAAGCGGGACCACTCCAGCTATCCCTGCAACACCCTCGATAATCTTGACTGTCTCTTTCATGTCTAACCAATCAGCGTGACGCCATGCCATACATCCCTCTGAAGATTCCTCCTGGCGTGTACCGCAACGGCACTGAGTTTCAGTCTGCTGGCCGGTACTACGATTCATCGCTGGTGCGCTGGTACGAAGGCACGATGCGCCCTGTCGGCGGGTGGCGCAAACGCAGCACATCGCAGATGACGGGATCTTGCCGAGGCTTTATCAACTGGCGCGATAACAGCGGGGATCGCTGGATCGTTGCCGGTACGCATTCCAAGCTGTACGTCATGAACGAGGCCGGAACCCTCAAGGAGATTACCCCTTCAGGCTTTACGGCAGGCAGTGCCGACGCGGTGCAGAAGATCGGTTACGGTTACGGGCCTTATGGCTCATACGCCTACGGCGTAGCTCGCCCTGATATTGGATCTGTAACACCAGCAACGACATGGAGCTTAGATACCTGGGGCGAGTATCTTGTCGCCTGCTCAAGCTCTGACGGCAAGCTCTACGAGTGGCAGCTAGGATTCGCCACTCCCACGCTGGCCGCTGCGATCACGAACGCGCCTACCGGCAACGAGGCGGTAATGGTTACTTCTGAGCGGTTCGTGTTCGCTCTGGGCGCGGGTGGCAACACTCGCAAGGTTCAATGGTGCGATCAGGAAAATAACACTGTCTGGACTCCAGCCGCGACGAATCAGGCCGGCGACTTTGAGCTAACGACTGTCGGCAATCTCAAGTGCGGCAAACGTGTTCGCGGTCTTTCAATTCTATTCACAGATGTTGATGTCCATACCGCGACATATATTGGCCTGCCCTACGTCTACAGCTTTGAGAAGGTTGGATCTGCCTGTGGCGTGATTTCCTCGCAAGCCGTGGCGGCGATTGAGACTGCCGCGATTTGGATGTCAACTTCTGGCTTTTGGATATATGACGGATACGTCAAGCCACTGCCTTGCGATGTATCTGATTTTGTTTTTCAGGATCTCAATACATCGCAGGCCAGCAAGATATATGCGGTGAACAATTCGAAGTATGGCGAGATATGGTGGCTCTACCCGTCAAGCCAATCCACTGAGAACGACTCTTATGTCGTCTACAACTACCGAGAAGGACACTGGGCCATTGGCGATCTGTCGCGTACGGCTGGGACTGATCGAGGTGTGTACAGCAATCCTTTGATGGTTTCGGTTGACGGCTACATCTACGAGCATGAAGTCGGCTACGCCTACGACTCGGCTACACCTTTTGCGGAGTCAGGACCAATTTCTCTAGGGAACGGCGATCAGACCATGACGGTTCTGGAGTTGGTGCCAGATGAGCAGACGCTAGGCGAGGTGCAGGTTTCCTTTAAGGTAAAAGACTTTCCGACAAGTACGGAGACAACTTTCGGGCCTTATGCCGCTGCGCAGCCTACGGATGTGAGATTTTCAGCTCGGCAGGTTAAGGTCAGGTACACCGGGGCTGTGCTTGATGATTGGCGAGTCGGCGTGCCGAGGATGGATGCTATCGCGGCAGGAAAACGCTGATGGATGACTTTGAGAGGTGTTCTAAATGGCTGGAGGCGGCGCTAGAATACTCGGCAGGGACACACACAATTGAGGACATTGCAGCGGGGGTGAAGAGTGGCGCTTTTCAGTTCTGGCCGGCACCAAACGCAGCAGTAATCACCGAGATCATTGTCTACCCGCAACTGAAGGCTCTGAATTTTTTCTTAGCTGGCGGCGACCTAGATGAACTCAAAGCGATGCGACCATACATCGAGCTTTGGGGAAGGCGAAATGGTTGCACCAGGGTTAACCTTGCTGGCCGCAAAGGCTGGCAAAAAACCTTTTTAAGAGATGAAGGATACGAACCTAAGTGGTTTGTGTTGAGCAAGGAGCTTTGAGATGGCAATCACCTATCCGAGCCAGTTGATGAGAACGCAACTGCCTTACTACGTCAGAGAAGGCGACATCTACTCGCAGATCATGGGGCAGATGCCGCAGCGCCGAGTCACTAGTCCCTACGGCAACTTCACTGGCGGCTATGACCCTAGCATCTACTCTCGCAGGGCTGCAACTGTAGCTCCTGAAACCTCTGGCGGTCTGCTCGGTGTGGCTGATGGTGGCGGGATAGGCGACATGGGTGGCTTAGGTGCTGGCGGCTATGGCATGAATGATGGAATGGGCCTTATCGGACTAGGCAACGCTTTGTCAAGTCTAGGTCTTACGGGGCTGGGTAATTCGATCAGCAATTATGGGACTGACCTTCTTGGTGCGATGGAGTCTCAAGCCGCTGCCGACGCTGCTACAGCCGCGTCAATGGGAGCGGTTGCTTCTGACGCTGCATCCTCAAGCAATACCGCAGGACTAAACGCTGCTGCCGCTGCCGCAGAGATGAGCGCGGCTATGGATGCAGCCGCAGCAGAGGCCGCCGCTTTGGGTGATTTGGCCGGCCTAAATGCCGGAGATGTTGGTGCAATGAGTGGCCCTAGCGATGCCTCTGCCGGTGATTTAGGCGGTTTGATTGCCGGCGATATGGGTAGCATGGCTGCTGCCGCAGATGCGGCTGCTGGATATGCCGCTGCTGATGCCGCAGGCATGTCAGGTTTTGGCAGTGAGGGTGCGTTTGGTTCTTCTAGTGCATCCGACAGTGCTGGTGACTTAGGCGGCATGGGTGCCGGCGATATGGGTGGTATGGGTTTTGGTGGCGATGCAGGATTCGGAGGCGATGCAGGTTTTGGAGGCGATAGCGGCGGCGGCCTTTACTACAAAGGCGGCAAGGTCACTATGGGTGGCCTGCTCACTGACTTTGATCCTCCCGGACCGGATGACGGTTACGCAGCCCTCCAGGCTGGCGAGTACGTCATCAAGAAATCAACCGTGAAGAAGCTGGGCGACAAGAAGCTCAAAGCCTTGAACGAAGGCCGGGCAACGATCAAAATGCGTAAATGAAGGAGTTGGAATATGTCTAAAGGTGGCGGCGGCACGCAAACGACTACGCAGTCAATTGACCCTGATCTGAAGAATGCATACCTGCAACAGATTGAGCAGGCGCGAGGTGTGGCGGCTGCATTGCCTGCGCAGCAGTTCGCGCAGTTCAATCCCCTGTACGAGGCTGGCGAGCGGCAGCTTACAAACCTGGGGCTGACTCCATTCGCGCCAGAAGAGATCACAGCCTTTCAGAATCCTTACGAGCAGCAAGTTGTCCAGAATACGCTTGCTGACATCGAGGAGCAAAGGCGCATGGCGCAGATGGTTGAATCGCAGCGCGCCACAGCGGCTAAAGCCTTTGGCGGTAGCCGGCAGGGCGTAGCGCAGGCTCTGACCAACGATGCATATCTTAGGGAGGCCAGCAGGGCATCTGCGGGGCTGCGCCAGCAAGGCTACGGCGAAGCTGCAAGACTTGCCCAGCAGGCGCGCAACATTGGCCGTCAGGGCGCAATGGATGTCCTCGGTCTTGGCGGCACCCGTCAGCAGCTTGAGCAGCGTGAGCTTGATACTCTGCGAAACATCGGCCTTGAGCGGTTGGGGATATCGCAAAGCGCATTGAGTGGGAGCCTGCCAAATCTTGGCATGACGACGACATCTCCGCTGTATCGCAATCGCGGATCTGGGGCGCTTGGTGGTGCATTGGCTGGAGCAAGTTTAGGAAGCAGCATCCCAGGAATTGGAACTGGAATCGGCGCTGGCATTGGTGGTCTGCTTGGCCTGTTTGGATGAGGTGAAACATGGCAACATCATTTGATCTTGGCGGGTTGCTGGGGTCGGCATTCGGTGCTGACGAATACGGCGATTTATTGACGCCAGAGCAACAATCGTCGATCAGGAATAGGGCTATGCTTTCCGCTGCCGCTGCGCTCTTGCAGGCCGGTGGCCCGTCTACGACACGCACCACGCTAGGACAGGCGCTCGGGTCTGCTTTGACCGCTGGTCAGGCTGGCGCTGAGAGAGCGCAGCAGTCGGCATTAGCCGGCATGATGACTCGCCAGAAGCTGGAGGAGGCGCGCCGAGCGCGTGAGATGGAAGAGAACATTGCTAAGATTCTTGGCGGTGGGCAACAGATTGCGCCTGCTGCTGGAGGTGAAATCACTCCAGATATGGCGCTCGCTGCGCCAGTTACCGAGGGTATGCCTGCTGGGCCTACGGTTGCGCGAGCAGGGATGATCGGGCAGGCTACGCCCGCTGCGCCTGCGATGAGTCCTAATGAGATGCAAGCGCAGCGGTATCGTGATGCTGCTCGTTTGTACACATCAAGAGGCCGAACTGAAGATGCCAAGCGCATGATCGACATTGCCGAGCAGCTTGCGCCGACTCGGCAGAAGGTCATCGGAGAGCCGATCCAGACTAGGACCGGCTGGGTTCAGCGTACTGAGTCTGGTGGCTTTATTCAGTTGCCCAAGGACTTTGAGCCGCAAGTTAGGGTCAAGCCGATTGGCGAGCCTTTGACCGTTACGGATGAGGCATCCGGCAATCAGATTCTTGTCCAGCGTTTCGACGACAACACCATCAAGCCGCTGGAAGGTTTTGGCCCTAAGCGTGATGTCGTGCTGCAAACCATTGACGGCAAGATTGTCGCTATTGACAAGAGCAAAGTCGCAGCAGGGCAGACATTTGGAACCGGCAGGAACTTGCAATTCGTTGATGTTGATGGCACCAAGCAGCTTATTGACCTTAACGCGACACCTGTCGGAACCGTATTCGGCAAAGGCCAAGATCTCCAGCTTGTTGACGTTGATGGTCAGAAGCAACTGATTGATCTGAAAAACACTCCTGTCGGAACAAAATTCGGCACTGGACAGAACATCCAGATCATTGACGTTGATGGTCAGAAGCGTGCAGTTGATCTGAGGAATATTGCTCCGGGAACAACCTTTGGAACCGGCATATCTCCGGTGGAGCAAGCGCGCCTAGACATTGAACGTCAGACTCTGGACATTGCCCGTGAGAGGCTTAAGATCAGTCAAGATGAGTTCAATCGCGGCAACTATCAGAGAGTGGAAACTCCTGGCGGCATTATGTATGTGCCAACGACTCCAGGCGGTAAAGTCATTCCTCTGACGGATGCGACAGGCAAACCCTTGATGGGCATTGAAGGCCAGCAGCTTGAGATTGCTCGGCGCAGGCTGAACATCAGCGAAGCCGAGTTCGCTAGGGGCGCGTATGAGCGCACCGAGACTGCCAACGGTATCTTTTATGTCCCGAAGGTTCCTGGCCGGCCCATCATTCCTCTTACCGATGCAGCAGGCAAGCCGCTGATGGGTGCTAGCGGATCGGCAAGGCCGACAGAAGGCGAGTCGAATGCTGCTGGTTTCGCCCAGCGTATGGAAAGATCACAGGATGTCATTAGTGGTCTACCAGCAGGATCGCAACCCGGCGTAAGGGCTGCTGTGGCTGGATCGTTGCCCGTCATTGGTGGTGTCGCGCAGCGGCGTGCAATGACTGCCGAGCAGCAGCAGTACAAGCAAGCCGCAGATGATTGGATTCGCGCCAAGCTGCGCAAGGAATCTGGTGCTGTCATCGGTGAGGATGAGATGCGCAAGGAATACGAAACGTATTTCCCGCAAATTGGAGAGGGGCCAGAAGTTATTAGGCAGAAAGAGCAGGCTCGCGCCATCGCCACTGGCGCTATGCGAACATCTGCCGGCAGGGCGTATCAGCCTTATGTGCCGCCGCCCCCAGCGCAAGTCCCGAAAGAAGGCGACACGGCAAAAGACAGGAACAACAGGAACATTGTTTTCCGTAACGGTCGATGGGAATATCAATAATGGCAACTTCACCACGTTCCGGTCAGGCAGTCCCGCTCGATGATCTGCCCGAGTCTCTTCGCGTAGCCGCCCCAGCATCAGGCGAGCCGGTGCCTGCTGGAGCAATGCAGCCTCCTGCTGCTGCGCCGAGGTTTCAAGGCACGCCAGTACAAGCCGGCATTGGCCGATCACTTCTTCAAGGCTTGACGTTTGGTTTTTCCGATGAAGCAGAGGCAGCAATGCGCGCTCGCGCAACGTCTGGTCCTCGTTACGAGCAGGAGCTTGCCAGGGTCAGGGCTGGCATCAAGCAATACGAAGAGCAGTACCCAGTAAGAGCATTTGCTGGCGAAGCTACTGGAAGTTTGCTGCCTACGGTTGCCGGTATTTTTGCGGCTCCTTTTACTGGCGGTGCATCTACTGCCGCCACAGCAGCCAGCGCTGCTCGCATTCCTGGCCTTGCCTCAATGATGACGAGAGGCGCAGGAGCAGGCGCAGCAACTGGCGCTCTGTCTGGTGCCGGTACGGCTCAAGGCGGCATTGAGGATCGAGTCCTTGGCGCAACGCTTGGTGGCGTTACTGGTGGCGTACTCGGCGGGGCGACTCCAGCTATTACATCTGGCATCGGATCTGGCGCTCGCAGGGTTGGCGAAGCCACAGGTATCGTGCGCCCGCAAGATCCACTGAACAAAGCGCAAGAGATTCTCGCTCGCAAGATTGCCCAAGAGGGCATGACTCCGCAGCAGTTGGCGGCACGCCAAGCCGAAGTAGTCCGTACCCTCAAGGCGCGTGATGAGACTCTTGCAGACATTGCCGGCGAAGGTGTCAGACGCCTCGCTCGCGGTGCAATGGCTATCCCGCAGGCAGCGGAAACCGAAACCCGTCAGATGCTGACGGAGCGCATGGTTGCTGCCGGTCCTCGCATCATCAAGGACATCACCGATCTGACGGCAGTCGGTGCCCGTGATTTGGATGATGTGGCAAACGACATCATCAATCGACGCTCGATGCTTGCGACTCCGTTTTACGATCAGGCGCGGGCAGCAGGACAGATTGAGTCATTCGCAATCGACAACCTGCTCAAGAAGTCCAAGGACATTCAGACTGCCATTGCCAATGCTCGACGTTTGCCGCAGTTTGCCGATCTGCCTGATAACGATATGGTGATGCTGGACAAAGCATACAAGTATGTAGGCGATCTGGCCGAGGCCGCGAAGCGATCTGGCGAAAGGGAGCGGTTCCGCGATCTGGAGAGCCTGCGCACGCAACTGCGCAAAGCCATTACCGATGAAGTCTCTGTTTACGGCAAGGCTCTTGACACATTTTCGGGTGAATCGGCGCTGCTTGACGCGCTCAATTCTGGCCGCGAGAAATTTCTGCGCAAAACTCCGGCAGAGATTCGCCGTGAGTTGGATCAGTTCGCAGACGAGGGGCAGCAGCAGATGTATCGCCTGGGCGCTATCCAGACCCTGCGCGACGAGATCTACGGGATGCGCGAAACGGCTGATGTCGCCAGCAAGTTCCTCAATGATCGGAATATGAAGGATCGTTTCAAGCTGATCTTCAACTCTGTTGGCGAATACGAGAACTTCATCAAGAACTTGCAGCGAGAGCAGTCTATGGCGCGTACTCGCGGCATGATTGAAGGCGGTTCACCGACAACGCGAATCGCTCAGGAGGTTGGAGAGATTCAAGGTCCGGCACCGTCTGAAGTCATCTCGGCTGGCACGCAGATGCTTCGCGGCGATCTACTCGGTGGCGGTTCGCGTATGCTCGGCCAGCTTGTCCCGCGTATGCAGGGCATTGACCAGAATGTCGCAGAGCAGCTAACTCGCAGCGTGCTTGATCCGAGCTTCGTGCGTCAGCAAGAAACGCTGATGAGCCTCACGCCAGTGCTTGATGAGCTTAGGCGCAGGGCATTGCAGCAGCAGACGCGAGCAACTGGCTACTCCGCTACCGCAGGCACTGCGGTGCCTGGATTGCTGGGGGAGTAATGGCCGACTACATTCGCCCAACACCGCGTAACCCTCTTCTGGGTTTGCTATCTGACGCCTTAACTGGTGGCGTAGAGTGGATGCGAAGCCCGCAGCGTGCGCAGCAGATGCAAGGTCTAGGAGGGCTGCTCGCGGAGACAGGCATCCCCGCAACGGTTGAGCGCATGTCCTACGGCGAGCCTCTGACAAAGGGCAGAGGCATGACGACACGCCTGCGCCCAGAGGCCGAGGCGGCTCTTATGACGCTGGCACCGGAGGCTGTGCCGATTGGCCGTGCGGCGATGGCGGGCGTGAGAGCCACGAAGGGGCTGCCGGTTGGGGCGAGTGTCAAAAATGTGGCCTCAAAAATCAATGTTGACACTAATGAAGCAGGAAATTATTTATCGGCTAAATCTGAGTTTGGGCAAGTTGGAGGAGTCATCAGACCACCAGACTCCATTTCTGATGTGCCTTACCTAAAGATCAGTTACGCTGAACTTGACGAAGCACAGCGTGGGAAGGGACTCGGGAAAGGTTTGTATGAGGCTCTTATCAATGAAGCCTCTAATAGAGGTTTAAGAGTTTTCAGCGACTTCACGGTGGAAAAGCCAGCCGTAAATGTCTATAAGTCACTTCAGAAAAGCGGTTATGACGTTTCCGATATGAGCGCAGGCGTCTTGGATGATGGCTCTGTTTACGGTGCTGGCGCAAATTCTCCAGCATTTGAAGTCAAGCCTAAGCGCGGCCTTCTCGCGCCTTAACGCGCCCGCCTCTCAATCAGCGCCATCACCTCGCCATCACCGGCCTGCTCCGCAGTCGGCGCAAACAGAGCGCGGTTACGCGAGGCAGCGCCTTCTCTCGGATCGCACAGGAAGTAAACCGCCAAGGACTTGCGGTGCTGTCCTACAGGGCACGCTACAGGCTCAGGCAGTCCATGCCAAGCGTTTGTCGTGTCGAAGATCACAGCGCGATTAAACAGCGGCGCGATTGATTTCACCAGCTCGCCGGGCTTGCCATTGTCATCGCGCCACAGCCCCAGCGAGCCGCCCCACGACTCCTGCCAGTCGGGGTTAAGGTACACGATGAGATTGAGTCGGCGCTCCAGCTTGATCTTAGGATGGATGCTGTAGTCCAGATGCGGGTTTAGCTTACCGCCAGAGCCGTGAATGTGTAGGCCGGCACCGTGAAGGCCGTAGTCTGGGAATAGCCTGCCATTCGTCAGAGCCTCAAAAGGCAAGATGCACTCAAGCGAGTTCATGTCATAGAAAAACCTGTACAGGTCAGGCGAGAAGTGGTGCCAGTTGTTGCAGGTCTTCTTCACCTCGATGGCGTTATCGTATGAATGCCAGATCGGTGAATCGAAGTCTGGGAAGTCGCTGGACAGTTGCAGAGCCTGCTGCTCATCCATGAACCCGTCAATCACCAGATGCGGGAACGGGTCGAGGCTATCCCACTTCATTGGCGGGCACCGTAGGCGGCGATCAGCGCGGAATCGCTGCGCCCGTTGTCCTTGACGCGCTTGAACAGTTCAGCGTGCGCCGGGAAAAGCTGCGCAGCGCGATAGCGCGAGCCGTCCTTGCCTTGCGGCACATCCAAAGCGCGCTGCCATGTACGAGGCGGGATCGTCGTTGTCGGAATGTCGAGGGCTGCGAGTATCCCAAGGACAACGCCCAGGCTCTGGCCCATCGAGAACATTGACGTTACGCCCTGCCCTGGCATCGCGTTAAGTCGCTCTAGGTACGCGCAGCCGGGTGCTGCCTGCCTGATAAGGCGGGCCAGCTCGGCGGCATTGACCATACGCTTTGACTTGTTGTTGCGCTCCAGCGTCACGGTGGGCATGTCGTGGACTTCTAAGAGATCGCCGTTTTCGATCAGCGCGATTGCGCCGTCAAGGCCAATGTCGATGCCGATGGTTTTCATGCCTTGCCGGCTATTTCTAGGCTTTCAGACATCTTCTTGAGGCGAGCGGCTACGAGGGCATTAACTGCATCCTCCAGCCGTCGTACGGACCCGTAGAGCGGCTCGGTGATGCCGCCATGCCAGCGGCTGACCTGCGCCTGATCGATCTCCGCAACGCGGCACACATCGGACATGCGAAAGCCTGCCGCCTCGGCCTTGTCCTTTATTTCAGAAATCGCTTGCTGCGCGTAAGTGGTCATGCGTAGAATTGTATCCAGCTGATGACTTGCAAGTCAAATGGCATGGCAAAAAAAGGGCGAGGCGTGAACCTCGCCCGAAGGGCATGGCAACTGCGGGGAGACACCGCAGTCGAGACAGGTTGCCCTGGCTCCGGGTTAATTCTAAGGGTCTGAATATCCGACTAAGATGTAGGGTATTTGATGGTCTAGTCAACTGTGATATGATGCAGTCATCAGCAACAAACTTCCTCTAAGGAGCTTTTCTATGTTCTCTGCTAATCAAATCGTTAAGGGCAAAGTCGCTGGCACTTTCGTTGTGCTGGCCTTGCGTAATGTTGGCGGCGTGTCTTACGCTCAACTCAAAGAAATTTGTCCTGTTACGGGAAAGGCCCGTCGTGGGGAAATTTGCCTTCCTGTCGATGCTCTAAAGCTCGCAGCTTAATCAACAAGCCCGGCCTAAGAGCCGGGCATTTTTCACAGGAGAACGCAACATGAATCACAACCACAGCAACCACACAGGCCGAGTGCATCGAACGATGGAGTCTGCCTTCGGCCCCTACTCTCGCGGCGCGATCTATGAGCCGTACACCCCAATGACCAAAGCAGACCGCATCGTCGTCGGTGTCAGCATCGTCGTCATGGTCGGTCTGCTCACGGCGCTGCTGCTGGGGGTGCTATGAGCCTCAAGGAGTCCGTCAAGGAGATCGTCGAGCAGATGGCACCGCCTGCCAATGCAGTGGGGTTGCTCACTGCGGATGAAGTGCGGCGCATCATCGAGGAGGCCGCTAACCGTGGCGCAATGGCTGGCTGGGCCTGCGCGATGCGTACAAACGAAAACCGCACAAAGGATGCGCCATGAAGATTGAAAAGAATATCCCGATGCCTAAGACGTTTCCTTTCGATCAAATGGAGCCGGGCGACTCGTTTGCGATCCCTAATGAGATCGGTAGAAACCGAGTTTCTGTCGCAGCGTACAGGCACAGCAAGATCAACAAGACCAAGTTCTCCGTCAAGATGATGCCAGACGGCACGATCAGATGCTGGAGGACGAAATGAGCATTGACGCAATGAAGCAGGAGCCGGTGGCGTGGATGCAGTCAGACGAGGTGCATATATCGCTGTGGAAAGACGATTACCACAACATACCGCTTTACACCACCCCACCCGCAGCACCTGTGCAGGAGGCTGACGCCTACGGCCATGCAAAGCGCCTTGCTGAAGCTATTTGGCAAAAGCACTATAAGGCCACCGCACCGCAGTGGAAGCCGTTTGACGACCTGATAGGCGTACTCACGCAGATTGACAACATGACCGCAGGACTGACCGCACAGCCAGCACAGCGCAAGCCGCTGACGGATGAGCAGATTGAATCAGGTCGTCGCGTCCTTTCGTGCTTTGATTTTGATTTATTTATGGCGGGCGCTCGATTTGCAGAAGCCGCGCACGGCATAAAGGAGAAGAACACATGACCCGCGACGACATCATCCGCATGGCGCGGGAGGCAGCGGAATACGCCGACACTCACACAGAAGATGTGGAGCCAAACGATGATGAGTGGTCTGCGCTAAGAGACAAACGCTTTGCCGAACTTGTTCGTGCTGATGAGCGCGAGGCGTGTGCGAAGGTGTGTGAGGACAAAAACACTTTGTTGGCTTGGCCGACATACGCCGCCGCCATCCGAGCAAGGGGGCAGTCATGACCAATGAGCAAATCGCAACGCTCTGGCGCGAGCATCAGGAGGTGCATTCATTCGCTAGGACGATTGAATCAATCGCGGCGCAGGAAGCGCGTGATGCGTGCGCAGCACTGCTTGAAGAAAACGCGATGCACGCGACAAACCCTCTGTTCCGCAACCTGCTGCAAGCAAACGCCCAGGCCATCAGGGACATCGGCAAAGACGAAATGCCACTATTCGATGACTGGGGATGCCCGCCTTGCAATAACAAATGCAACCAGGGCCGCGAGTGTCCTGCGAGGATCAAATGACAGACACCAAAAGCAGCCGGCGCATTGCCCAGGTTAGGGCGCTTCTACACGCAAACCCCGACGGACTCACAGTTGCCGAGATGCTTGAGAGGATACCGTCAATGTATCAAGCGCATCTGGCTCGCATTCTGCGGGCAATGCCTGACTCTTACATCGACAGGTGGGTGCGAGGGAAAACACCGGGAGCGCATCGAGCAGTGTGGTGCGTGATAGTGCCGCCAGAAGATTGCCCCAGGCCATATCGGTCAGACGAGTCAATAAGGAGAAAGCGCAAATGAACGACGAAGAAAGACAGACCCTCAGAAATCACATCATCTTCCTCGGCACTCAGCTAGAGCAAGAAAGAAAACGCAGCATGGCTAAGAGCGAACTGCTGCGCCGCCTGCTGGACCGCGAAGACCTTGGATGGGCGGTCACTGACGAAGTGAGAAGCCTCGCGTACCAGTGCCTAACAGATGAGTATCTGCAATCGCGTGAGAAGGAAAATCGCCATGATTGAGCTACGCCCGTCGGCAGCAGATCGCTGGATTGCCTGTCCTGCCAGTGCAAGGCTGTCTAAGGACATACCGCCAACGCCTAGCGGGGACGCGGCGCAAGCTGGCACAGCCATTCACGCGCTGGCTGAGGACTGCTACCAGTTCGACGATGACCCGATGAATCACCTCGGCGCAACCGTCGAAGGCGTGAAGCTCGCAAAGTGGCACTGCGATATGGCAGAGGATCACCTGCAATGCATCAAGGACATCGAGGATTTTGTCGGTAGGTACAACGTCAGAATCGAGTCCAAAGTCTCCTACCTTGAGAGCGATGAAATCAGGTTGCGAGGAACGGCTGACGTTATCGGCGTGTCAAAGGACAAAAAGGTTCTCATCGTGGCCGACCTGAAGACAGGCGCTAACTACGTCGATGAGGACAGCAATCAACTGAAGGTCTACGCGCTGGCCGCGATCAAGTCGATGAAGCTCAACGAGATCGAAAAGATCGAGCTACAGATCAACCAGCCTCGCGCTGGTGGTGTGCGCATTCACGTTATGGACATCACTGATCTTCGCAAGTGGGAGCATGAGCAACTTATCCCAGCGATCTACGAAGTGATGGACACGCAGGCAAAACCTAAGCCTTCAGAGAAGGCTTGCCAGTACTGCCCAGCAAAGCTGACATGCCCTGCGCAGCAGGAGTCATTCGATGTCATCGAGGCGCAGCCCAACATCACCGCGATGACGAAGGATGAGATCAATCAGGTCATGGTAACGCTTTCCGATGAGCAGGTCAGCAGCCTCCTAGATCGCGCACCTATCGCAGAGTCATTCATCGACGCGCTGCGCAAGCACGCCCTAGAGCGCATGAAGGCCGGGGGCACGCTGCCGGGTTGGCAGCTCGCGCCCAAGCGGGCAGCGCGCAAGTGGGGCGATGAGCAGAAGGCAAAGCAAGCCCTGATCGATGCAGGAATCAACGTCGATCAACTCTATTCAACAGAGTTCATCACACCCGCAGCAGCCGAAAAGCTGCTGCCGAAAGAGCAAAAGGCGATTCTTGAAGAGCTAACCGTAAAGGAAAGTTCGGGAATCACTATTGCAAGGGACGCAAGCCTGCGTCAATAATGCCCGCTCTGGGCGAAACCTCAACCTTTGAAAGCGAAACGCAAAATGCTTAATCTATCTTCTGGCGGTGGCAATGGGAACTTCATCCGGTTCTCGCCTCAAGCGAATGCCTGGACGAACTCCCAAGGAGAGGAAATCCAATTCAAGAAGGTCATCTTCGATGTTGACAATGTGCAAACCGGGTGGCTCCTGCTCGGTGTAGGTGTACGCGATTGGCAACCCGATGCAGCCGTAGGCCGCAAAGGTGCGCAGCCGACACCGGAACATAAACGCGGCTTTAACGTCACGTTTTACAACAAGCAACTCGGCACCTGCGAGTGGTCATCGAACGGCGTAGGCCCGAACATGGGCCTTGAGCAGCTTTACGTTAAGTGCATGGAGGAGCGCAAGGCGCTGCCGCTTAACGAGTCTCTGGTTCCTGTCTGCGAGTACAAGGGAAGCAAGCTGGAGAAGATCGGCAAGGGCACTACGCGCATCCCTCAGTTCGATGTCGTCGATTGGATCGCCCGGCCTGCGGGTATGGATGCCGGCAGTGTCGAGGAAGTCGCAGCACCAGCACCAGCACCAGCACCAGCGCCTGTGGCGAAGACGGCGGCGCAGCGGGCTGTCGAGGAAAACGATGACGAGATGTTCTGACGTTAAGTCTTGAGGAGGCCGGGGCCAGTTGGTCCCGGTTTTTTTGACTCTGAAAAAAGTAAGGCTCAAATGCAAGCCGAAGAAATAGCAAAAACCCTGGGCAACGCCAAGAAGGTCAACGGGCAATGGCTCGCCTCCTGCCCAGTGCCAGGGCATGGCAGAGGCAATGGAGACAAGAACCCGTCACTGTCAATCAGTGATGGCACAGACGGGAAACCTCTCTTCCACTGTCACGGTGGATGCGATCAGGGAACCGTCTTTAACGTGATGCGCGAGAGAGGAATGCTGCCCGAGCTAGAGCAAAGGCCCGAACCCTTGTCGCTCATCAAGCCGATGGTGGCAAGCCGGCAGCTTGAGCATGAGTGGAACTACACCGACGAGGAAGGCGTAGTCCTATTCATCAAGCAGCGGTATAGGACAACGGACAGCAAAGGCAAGGACTACAAGCTCATCAAGGTGGACGAGGCAGGCCGCAGACACGCGGCAATGGGTGACGCGAGGATCGTCCCGTACAAGCTGCCCGAGCTGCTCGACGCGATCTCCAAGGGACGTTACGTCTATCTGACGGAAGGCGAGAAGGCGGCAGACGCGATCATCTCGCTCGGCTCAGTCGCCACAACGTCCCACGCCGGCAGCGGCTCATGGCCGGAGGCTATCACGCAATACTTCGCAGGGGCCAATGTTGTCATCCTCCCGGACAACGATCAGCCCGGCTGGAAGTACGCCAGGAAGGCAGCAGCCAAGATTCTGCCGGTAGCCAAGTCGGTCAGGATCATCGACCTGGGTGGCGATGACCTGGGCGACGATGCCTATGAGTGGATACACCTGCAAGGCAAGACGCGGCAGGATCTCGCCGATCTGGTCAAGGGGCAAGCCCCAATCACCTCGGAGCAGGAGATCAGGACGCCAGAGCGCCTCAAGGAAAAGCCACCAGAGGCAGCAATGCCGGCTACGCCGGCAGAGCAAACCCAAGCAACGCCAAAGGCACCAGAAGCGCCAGATGCGAAGCAAAAGGCGCAGCGTAGAGCCATCACGCTCGAAGCATGGGACGAAATCAGGGATGAGCCTGTCGAGTGGCTTGTCGATAAGGTTATCCCTAGAAATGGTTTCGTAGCGCTGTACGGTCCCCCAGGATCATTTAAGTCATTCATAGCCCTGGACATCGCGGCAGCGATTGCCCGCGAGGCCCAGTGGTTTGGGCATCAGGCGAAGCCATCGGACAACGGAGCGGTCATCTACATCGCTGGCGAAGGCCACGGCGGCATAGGGGCGCGGATTAAAGCCTGCCGCATCCACCACAACATCGAGGGAGGCATCCCGATCTACTTTGTACGCCACCAGATCAACCTTAGAAGCAGCGCGGAGGACATAGCCAGCCTGTCAGTTGCCATCAAGGAGCTAAACGATGCCATAAAGATCAAGGTGGACTTGATCGTTATCGATACCTTAGCCAGAGCATTTGGCGGTGGAAATGAGAATTCCAGCGAGGACATGGGAGCTTTCATTACGTCATGCGGCTACTTGCAGGAGGAATTCGAGGCCGCGCTGATGGTCATCCACCACTCTGGAAAGGATGCAGCAAAGGGTCTGCGGGGCCATTCCAGCCTGCTCGGAGCCGTCGATACAGAGCTTGAATTGATCCGTTTTGAGGATCAGCCGCGAGGCGTTTTGACGGTTTCAAAGCAAAAGGACGGCGAGGATGGCCTGAGATTTGGGTTCGAGATGGTCGAAATCGACATCGAGGACGAAGGCAAGCCAAGCCTTAGCCTTGACGAAGGACGCAAGTCTTTAGCCGTCCAGCCGAGCGATGAATCAGTACGCTCAGGCATGAGTGATGCCAAAAAGGAAGCCCTGAACAGGTCAGGGAAGGGTCGAAATCAGGCAATAGCAGTAGATGCGCTAAGTGAGGCGATTAATACTAAAGGTACACATTGGAAGGTTTCTGCTGGAACCAGAAAATGCGTCAGGCTTGACCAGTGGAGGGCTGTTTTTGCTCAAAAAATGGGCACTGATGAGGAGGGCGATGAGGCGTTTAGGTCGGCTTGGAGAAGGGTCAGGAGTGAAAAAGGAAGGCCATTAAATGTTAGGATTGATAACGAGTGGGTGTGGATAGAGGATGCCGTTAAGGTCGATGAGCAGTCCTTTTAGGGGTCAAATTTGGGGTGGTCAAATCGTGGTCGAATCGTGGTCGAATCGTGACGATTTGACCGCAGGCAATGTCCGGTCGAATCGTCAAAAGGGTATACCTTTGACGATTTGACCGCCCGCGATTTGACCGGGGAAGGGTAGAGCGGTCAAATGGTCACGATTTGACCGGCAAGCGTGAACAAGGAGATGGATGTGGTGAGTAAAGCTAAGAAAAGAAATCGCGGAGAATTGCCAGAGGTTCAGAAGCTGGCGTTTCCGGAGTCTGAGTGGTCTAGGTTCATGAAGGCTAGGCTCGTTGAAATCGATCAGGCTCAGGGTGAACATGAGCGGAAATGGGGAATCGGCAGGGTGATTACTTTAGTTCCTAGTGTGTTCAGGGAGCGTTTTTACGCTCAGAGCGAGCGCGTGTGGGATGCTCAGGGTAAGCAGGACGAGGAAAAGTTCAAGGCGGCTTGCGATGGGATGGTTAGAGCCTTCAAGGCTTTGGATGCCTGGGCAGTGTCCGAAGGACTTGAGCCGATCAGTCAGGTCAAGGCAGTCGAAGGTCAGACCGAACGCGGGGTGATGGTTGTCGTCCAGACTGAAGCTGATGCGGTGCAGTATCAAGCGATCAGGCCAGATGTCAGACAGGTCTGGACAATCGCAGAGTTGGAGCAGATGGTATCGTCAGGCATCGGACAGGACATCTGGCGGCTCAAGGAGGAAATCCCGTTTCGGGCAGCGGTCATCGAGGTGAAGCAGGAAAGGCCGGCTGGAGGTGCTTCAGGGTTCGAGGACATCGAGAACGATTTCGACGTTGATGCGCCTGTCGGTTTGCCTAAAATGTTCACGCTGCCGCAGAAGGCCGCGAAGGGCTAAGTTGATGTCTACCTATGTCCTGACCAAAACAATCGCTTGGAGGCCGTTTTAACATGCCTGGAAGGCCAAAATACAAGTCCGATCTTGAGGCGCTTCAGTCAATGCCAGAGGAAATGATCTGGGCCATGATTGAGGACGGTAAAACAATCTCGCAGATATGCTACGAGATCGGCGTGGGCCGAAGGCCGCTGCAAGCGTGGTTTGACGAAGTTGATCCAGATGAGACTAAAATCGCCCGTGCGCGTGCGAAGGCTGCGACGAGCTACGCAATGCAGGCGCTAGAGATCGCGGATAGCTCCGAGCCGGAGCAGGCGGCGAAGGCGCGGCTACAGATCCAGGCGCGGCAGTGGATAGCCGAACGATGGAACCAAAAGCTATATGGCGTGCAAAAAGCACCGCAGATTACGCTTAACGTTCAGGACATGCGCCTCGCGGCGCTGCGACATGTCGAGGTCATCGAGGACTTATCCACAGATGCGATACCAAGGTTATCCACAGAATGAGCATTTCACGCTCGCGCTGCACAAAAAACAGGCAAAACGGTACGCGCAAACGCTGATCGACTTAACATAATGGAGATCGTGCGAACTGCATTCTGTAAGCTAGGTGTAAGTAACCAATGAAATCAACAACTTAGGAGAGTACGCGCAGCCGCGCAGACGCGCCGACTTGTCCACAGCACGCGCAGGACGCGCTGGCAACCGGCCTCGCTGGCTCGGTACGCGCAGATCCCCCCCCCCGGGCCGCGAGGCGACGGGGGCGACGGTGGCGTAGCCAAACGCCGACCGAAACCGCATAATCCTGCACCATAATCGCTTACCCCTCCCCCCCCACTCCCCATCGCGGTAAAAAGTGCCCAGCCAAAAAAATTCTGAAATCGCGCTAGAGCAAAACCCTTTTGTCGAGTTCGTCAAGCGATACAAGACAAACCCGGTACTCTTCGTGCGCGAGGTGCTCAACACCAAGCCGGACGAGTGGCAGGTTGAGTTTCTAAATCACATTGCCAGTGGCAGCAGGCGCATCAGTGTGCGTAGTGGTCACGGCGTAGGCAAGTCAACCGCTGCCGCCTGGGCGATGATTTGGTATCTGTTCTTGCGTTTCCCGGTGAAGGTTGTCGTAACGGCACCGACGAGCAGCCAGTTGTATGACGCGCTTTTCGCGGAGGTCAAACGCTGGTGCAAGGTGCTACCGCCTTTGCTTGCGGAGCAACTGGAGGTCAAGCAGGACCGCATCGAGATGAAGGACGCTAATAACGAGGCGTTTATATCTGCCAGGACATCCCGAGCCGAGCAGCCCGAGGCCTTGCAAGGTGTCCATAGCGAGAATGTGATGCTGGTGGCCGACGAGGCAAGCGGCATACCTGAGCAGGTTTTCGAGGCTGCTGCTGGCTCGATGTCTGGTCATTCCGCGATGACGTTACTGCTGGGCAACCCTGTGAGGTCTAGCGGGTTTTTCTACGACACGCATAACCGCCTCTCGGGTGACTGGGTGACGATGCGCGTAAGCTGCGAGGACTCTCCGAGGGTGTCCAAGGCGTACTTGGATGAGATGAAGGTACGTTACGGCGAGGAGAGCAATGCTTACAGGATTCGCGTACTTGGCGAGTTCCCGAGGTCGGACGACGACACGGTGATACCGATGGAGTTGCTGGAGATGGCGATGTCACGGGATGTGAGCGCCAGCCAACATGCGCCGATTGTGTGGGGTTTGGACGTTGCGAGGTTTGGCAGCGACAAGAGCGCGCTATGCAAGCGTCAGGGCAATGCTGTGATTGAGCCGATTAAGACTTGGAAGAATCTTGACCTGATGCAGTTAACTGGCGCGGTTGTCGCGGAGTATGAGGCGCTGATGCCGAATCAGAAACCTAGGGAGATTCTGGTAGACAGCATTGGCCTGGGCGCTGGCGTGGTGGATCGGTTGCGGGAATTGGGTTTGCCGGCTCGCGGCATCAACGTGTCCGAGTCGCCCGCGATGGGCACGACGTATAGGAATCTGAAGGCCGAGCTTTGGCACAAGGCCAAGGCGTGGCTTGAGGCGCGTGACTGCTGGTTGCCCAAGGATGAATCCTTGGTGGCTGAACTGGCGACGGTGCGTTACAGCTTCACCAGCAGCGGGAAGATACAGATTGAGGGGAAGGACGAGATTAGGAAGCGGGGTTTGCCATCGCCTGACCGTGCTGATGCGTTTTGCTTGACGTTTGCAAGTGACGCGGTGATTGGGGCGTATGGGTCTAGCATGGCTGGGAAGTGGAATCAGCCTTTGCGTCGGAACATTCCTCGGGTAGCATAGTGGGTGTTTCCAATTCAAGGGGTAAACCATGAAGATGACTAAAGCCGAGAAGAAGATTGGATCTGTTATGCGTGAATACAAAGCCGGGAAGCTGCATTCTGGTGGTAGCGGCAAGGTTGTGAAGAACCCACGCCAAGCCGTAGCGATTGCCTTATCTGAGGCCGGCAAGAGCAAACCGATGAAAAGGGGTAAATGATGGCAACCGAGATGGAAATGGAAATGATGTCCTGCCCGCGAGCAACGCAGGACATTACGCTCAATCTGAAGAATCGTGGCGAGGCCATTGATTCTGCGAATTACGGCCCCGAGAACCCGAAATTGCCGAACTCGGGTTTCTGGCGCGAGATGGCGAATGAGTGGGATGTGAGTACCGATGAGGCGAAGACTGCTCGCTGCGGTAACTGCGCCGCGTTTAATCGTTCGCCACAAATGCTTCAGTGCATTGCCAAGGGTGTGGGGTCTGAGGGCGATCCTTGGGCGACGATTGAGGCAGGCGATCTGGGGTACTGCGAGATCTTTGACTTCAAGTGCGCCGCCTTGCGTACCTGCCGGGCTTGGGTTGCCAAGGAGGATGAGGATTACGAGGACGAAGAGGGCGAAGACGAGGAATACATGGGCAAGGAGAACGCCAAGATGGAGGGCGAGGATTATGAAGAATAAGCCCGCTGGCTTGTACGCCAACATTCATAGCAAGAGAAAGCGCATCGAGGAGGGTTCCGGCGAGAAGATGAGGAAGCCGGGATCGCCTGGAGCGCCTACGTCGAAGGCATTTAAGGCTGCGGCGAAGACCGCCAAGCCGCCCAAATCGGCTAAAAAGTAAGATTATCGAAGTTATCGAAAAACGATAAGACGGCTAATAAATGAAGATTTCGATTGCAGTGGCGAGCGTTACGGGTAGGTGTCTGCCGGTGATGCTTGCCAGTTGCCGAGAGTATGCACCGAAGGTGCCGGTGTACTTGAGGACGCCGATTGATAAGCCCAGGCAGGATGTGTATGTTCAGCTTCGCGGCGCGGCTCGCAGCTTTGGAGAGGACTACAACGAGGTGATTGACGCGGCTTTTGCTGACGGATGCGATGCTGTGATTGCTGCCAATGATGACGTTGTTCTGACGCCGACGAGCGTGAGCGTTTTGCTGGAGGACTTGAACGTCATTGCTGACGAGTATGGCGACTATGTAGGCTGGGTTTGCGCGAGGTGCGATGCTGCTCGGCCTATGCAGAATGTGAGGAGTAATCCTTACAACGAGAAAGTTGAGTTTTTCAAGTTTCCGTGGGAGGAATACATTTTGCCGATGAAGGCGGTTTCTCCCATATTTGGCGTAATTACGCGCAGCGCGTGGCAGGCGGCGAAGTTTCCTCCTCTTAATTGGTATTCGGATGATGTTCACTGTATGGATCTGGAGAAGGCTGGGTATCACCACTTCCTTTCGAGGTCATATGTCCATCATGTCGGGTCTGCATCAACCGGGATGGATGCCCAGGCATTGACTGATGCGTCGATGCCTTGGATCATGTCGCATCGGCCAGAGTATGCAGATATGTGGTTTGGGGGTAAGAAATGACGATCAAGCGCGGTTCTGAAACCTTTTCTGGCTACAACAAGCCTAAGCGCACTCCCTCGCATCCGACGAAGAGCCATGCTGTGTTGGCGAAGACCGGCGAGGATGTGAAGCTCATTCGCTTTGGTCAGCAGGGTGTATCTGGCTCGCCAGAGGGTACGAAGAGGAATGAAGCCTTCAAGGCGCGGCACGCGAAGAACATTGCAAAGGGTAAGATGAGCGCCGCGTATTGGGCCAATAAGGTGAAATGGTGAAATCATGAACATGAACGACATTCCTTTGTCAGTTGATATGGTCGCTCCCGAGCCGATGGACGATGCCGAACTGCAATCGATCATCAACGGCGAGTTGACTGACGCGGTGTCCTACATTGACTCGGACATCTCTCCTATCCGAGCCAAGGGCACCGAGTATTACCGGGGCGATCCCTTTGGCAACGAGGAAGATGGCCGCTCGCAGGTCGTGGCGATGGAGGTGCGCGACACGGTAAGCGCGATGATGCCGAGCTTGATGAAGGTGTTCTTTTCAAGCGAGAACGTGGTTGAGTTTGTGCCACGCGGGCCGGAGGACGAAGCCAGTGCCCAGCAGGCGACGGACTATGCGAACTATGTGTTCTCGTCTGACAACAATGGTTTCATGCAGTCCTACGCGATCTTCAAGGATGCGCTGGTACGCAAGTGCGGGATTGCTAAGTATTGGTGGGAAGAAACCGCCGAGGTGCGGATTGAGGATTACTCGGGTCTGGATGACCAGACCGTCCAAGTGCTGATGCAGGAGGACGCCGAGGTCAAGATTGTGATGTCCTACCCGGACCCTGCGATATCGCAGGAGCAGATTGCGGCAGTAGAAGCCCAGGCGCAAGCTGCTGGCGTAGCGGTGCCGCCTCTGCCGATGCTGCACGATGTGCAGATCAAGCGGGTGCTGCGCGATGGCCGTATCCGCATCATGGCGGTGCCGCCTGAAGAGTTGATTATTGACCGGCGTGCGAGGTCGTTTGAGGAGGCTGGAGTCATTGCCCATCGTCAGATGCTGACGGTTGGCGAGCTGCTCCAGATGGGCTACGACATGGAGGAGATTGAGCCAAACATCTCCTCAACTGACTTGGATACGAATGACGAGTATCTGGCGCGTCAGCCTCTGTCCACGACGATGGGGTCCAATGACTCCATGAACCCGATGCAGCGCCGGCTGCTGTACGTCGAGGCGTATATCCGCGTCGATTACGACAATGACGGATTGCCCGAATTGCGCAAGCTCTGCTGCATGGGATCGAGCTATAAGATGGTGCGCAACCTGCCAGCGTCTTACATCCCGTTTGTCGATTTCCCGTTTGATCCTGAGCCTCATACTTCGCCCATCGAGGCGATGAGCGTGTTCGACATCACGCACGACATTCAAGAGATCAAGTCGCAGGTTCTGCGCAACACCCTTGATTCATTGGCGCAATCTATCCATCCTCGCACTGCGATAGTCGAGGGGCAGGTCAACATTGACGATGTGCTGAACAACGAAACCGGCGCAGTGATTCGGATGCGCGCCCCTGGGATGGTGCAGCCTTTGGCACAGCCATTCGTCGGGCAGGCCGGTTACTCGATGTTGGAGTACATGGATCAGGTCAAGGAAGACCGCACCGGCATGAGCAAGGCCGCGATGGGTTTGAATGCTGATGCCTTGCAGTCGTCTACCAAGGCGGCTGTGGCGGCAACGATTAGCGCAAGCCAGAGCCGCCTTGAGTTGACTGCGCGGATCATGGCCGAGGGCATGAAGAAGCTCTTTAAGGGCATCCTGTATCTGCTGACCACTCACCAAGACAAGCCCCGCATGGTGCGGCTGCGCAACCAGTGGATTGCAATTGATCCTCGCGGCTGGGATGCATCGATGGATGTGGCGGTCAATGTTGGCCTTGGTAATGGCGATGTCAATGAGCGTTTGCAGGCCATGATGATGGTTTTGCAGAAGCAGGAGCAGATCGTCGGCCAGCTTGGATTGAGCAATCCTTTGGTAACGCCTCAGATGTATTCGCGCACCTTGCAGAAGGTGGTCGAGTTGTCAGGGTTCAAGGATGCGTCGCAGTATTTCCAGATGGTGCCAGCCGACTTTCAAGTGCCGCAGGCAGAGCCAAAGCCGACGCCCGAGGAGGTATTGGCGGGGGTGCAGGCTGAAGCCATTCAAGCTGACATCCAGAAGAAAGCTGCCGAGTTGGAATTGAAGCGCGAGGAGATGATGCGCGACGACGATTACCGGCGCGATCAACTGGCTCAGGATTTCCTCTTGAAAAAATACGAGCTTGAATTAAAGTATGGCACCCAGATCAGCAATGCCGAATTGATGGCAGCGCAGAATATGGACCGTGAGGCAATGCGTCAGCAGAGCGCCATCGTGCAATCTGCTGTGCAGGCAGCGCAGGCGCAGCAGATGCAGCCTGTACCAATCAACCTAAATGGAATGGCTCAATGAGTGATGAAGAAGCAGTAAGGAAAGGAAGGAAGGCGCAGCAGATACTAGAGGACGAGACTTTGGTTGCTGCGCTGACGAAACTGGAGAACGATCAGCTTTGGGTTTTCAAGTCAACGAGGGCAGAAGAGACTACCAAGCGCGAACAGTGCTGGGCAATGCTCAAGGCCATTGACAACTTGAGAACCGAATTGACAAAGGTGATTGATAACGGCAAGGTGGCGCAGCGCGCCATTGAGCGGGTTCAAAACAAATAAAGGAATTTGACCAATGAATGCACCCACGCCCCAGGCAAGTGCGCCATCTGGCCCCATGAATATGGACCAAGCGGTCCAAGCACTCGCAGCAATACTGCCCGAAGAGGGACAACAGGACGGCGGCGGGACGCAAGAGTCTTCATCCGATGAGGAGGAGACTGCGGCGCTATCTGATGATTCTCTGGATACTGAAGACGCATCCAGCGAAGAGACTGATGGCGAACAATCCGAGTTAGAAGAAGACACCCAGGAGGACGACAAGCCCCAAGTCTTCACCGTCAAGGTTGACGGTAAGGAGATCGAGGTTAGCTTGGATGAACTTCAGAAGGGCTATTCGAGGACTCAGGATTACACCCGAAAGACGCAGCAAGTGGCCGAGGTGCGTAAAGCTGCCGAAGTTGAGTTGCAAGCGATTCGGGCCGAGCGAGAGCAATATGCTCAGTTGTTAGGTGCGTTAAGTGAGCAAGTGAAGGCTGCTGCCGAGCCACAGATTGATTGGGATCGTCTTTACCGTGAAGACCCCATCGAGTATGTGCGGCAGCGCGAGGTGATGCGCGACAACAAGGAGCGGGCTGCTGCTATTGATGCTGAACAGCAGCGCCTATTTCAGATCGCGCAGGAAGAGCAAGTCAAGCAACTTCAGACCGTCAAGGTCAAGGAGTCGCATGCATTGCTTGAAGCGGTTCCGTCATGGAAAGACCCGGCCAAGGCCAAGGCCGAGAAAACCATGCTGATCGAATTCGGTCAGAAGATGGGATTTACACCTCAAGAACTTGGGAACATTTATGACCACCGTGTAGTTCTGGCTCTTCGTAAGGCGGCGCTTTACGATCAGATGCAGGCCAAGCGCCAAGTCATCAAGCCGGTTACGAACAACGGACCCAGACCTGCCAAGCCTGGAGCAGCGGGGAGGGTTTCACAGATGAGCGATAGTGTTCGAGCAAAACAGCGTCTTGCCAAAACGGGTCGCGTCGAAGATGCGGCCTCCGCAATTGAACTTCTTTTGAAATGAGGTAAATCATGGCTATCGTGACCAATACCTTCACCACTTACTCTGCAAAGGGTATTCGTGAAGATCTGAGCAATGTCATCACCAACATTGCACCCGAAGAAACGCCTTTCATGTCCAACATTGGCCGTGAGAACGTGACCAACACTCTCTATGAGTGGCAGACTGACACTCTGGCCGCTGCTGCTGCTAACGCACAGCTTGAGGGTGATGACGTTACGTCCTTCGACTCTGTGACGGCAACTGTGCGTCTGCAAAACTATGCGCAGATCTCGCGCAAGACCATCGTCCTGTCCAACACCGAAGAGGTGGTGAACAAGGCTGGTCGGCGCTCTGAGGTTGCGTATCAGATTGCAAAGCGCAGTTCTGAGCTGAAGCGCGATCAAGAGTTCGCAATGCTGAACAACGCTGGTACCACCTCTGGTAGCACCACTGCTGCTCGCACTAGCGCCTCGCTGCAAGCCTTCATCAAGACCAACGTGGACTATGACACCACGAACGGCGTTAACCCGACTTATACGACTCTGCCCACGCTGGGCCGTACTGACGGGACCGTGCGTACCTTCACGGAAACCATTCTCAAGAATGTGATTCAGAAGGTTTGGACTCAAGGCGGCACGCCCAAAATCTTGATGACCGGCCCGGTCAACAAGCAGCGTGTTTCTGGCTTTGCCGGTATCGCTTCTTCGCGTTTCAACATCGACGGCGGTGCGCGCCCTGCCACCATCATCGGTGCTGCCGACATTTATGTGTCGGATTTCGGCAACGTGCAAGTGGTCCCCAACCGCTTCCAGCGCGAGCGTGACGCCTTCGTGATCGATCCCGATTACGCGAAGATGGTTGTTCTTCGTCCGTACCAGCAGGTCGAACTTGCTAAGACCGGCGACGCTGAAAAGCGTATGCTGATCGTCGAGTGGGGTCTGAAGGTTCTGGCTGAGAACGCTCACGGTTTGGCAGCAGACCTTGTGACTTCCTAATCGAAGCAACGGAGGGATCGGGGAAACCCGGTCCCTTTTTAACGATGACAGACAAAAAACTATTTGATGTGAACCCCGATCTCGGGATCACTAGGACATGGCACTACGACTCGGAAAAAGACGAAGCGACGATCCAGACTCAACAGGATGTCACTGCGATCATCGAGGAGAACAAGGACGAATTTAATCAGGTGGATGAGCGCGCACGCTGGGGGGAGTGGTCCCGCGTAGCGTCTATCCCTCTGAGCCTTTACTACAAGATGAAGGAAGAAGGTAAGCTGGACGATGAAGCGTATATTAAACGCTGGCTCAACGATCCAGAAAATCGCCACTTCCGCGTGAGGCCGGGCAAGGTATGAAGACCAACTACATCGCGGTCTGCACGCCTGCGCGTGACATGGTGCATACGATGTTCACCTACGACTTGGTGAACATGGTTTGCTATCACACACTCAACACGAATGATGCGGTATCTCTCAAGATTTCCGAGGGCACCTTGATTGCCAATCAGCGTGCCGAGCTAACGCTTGACGCGATGCGCGAGGGCTGCTCGCATATCTTGTTCGTGGATTCCGACATGCGTTTCCCGCAGGACATGATCTCGCGGCTGCTCAAGCATGACCTTGACATCGTGGCTACGAACTGTGCGCGTAGGCGTATGCCTACAGGCCCGACTGCTCAGATCTACAAGGAAAACGGGGATCGTGAGCTTGTTTGGACAATGCCAGAAAGCACTGGCCTGCAAGAAGTTGGCTCAGTCGGCATGGGCGTGATGATGATTAAGGCTGAAGTCTTCAAGGCTTTGGGCGAGCCGTGGTATGAAACCCCTTGGCGGCATGACAAGCGCGGCTATATCGGCGAAGATGTGTTCTTCTGTAAAAAATCCCGCGATGCTGGCTTTAAAATCTGGATCGACCATGATGTCTCGAAAGAGATCGGCCATGTCGGAACCTTTGAGTTCAAGCATGACCACACTTGGGCGATCAAGGATCTGGAAAAAGCGAGGGAATCGTAATGGCCCTGACCACTTACAACGAGTTGAAATCGTCTGTCGCGGATTGGCTCAACCGAACCGATCTGACGGCGGTGGTGCCTGACTTTATCTCTCTGGCCGAGGCGCAGATTGAGAGGACTTTGCGCACCCGTCAGATGATCGTAAGGGCTACGGCTGCAATCGATACCGAATACAGCGCGGTTCCTGCCGACTTCTTGGAAACCAAGTCGATCAAGCTCAACACAAACCCGGTGACGGCTCTGGCGTTTGATTCGATTGATGCGATGGACTTGATGAAGTCAACGAGATACCTGTCTCCTGGCAAGCCTCAATACTTCAGCATCGTTGGAGGCCAGATTCGGGTTCTGCCTGTGCCTGACAACAGCTACACGGCAGAATTGACTTACTACGCGAAACTCACGAAGCTATCAAGTACCGTGTCCTCTAACTGGTTGCTGGCATCATCGCCTGATGTGTATCTCTATGGCTCGCTGATGCAGGCATCGCCATACCTTAAGGATGATGCAAGGATTCCTGTGTGGTCTTCAATGTACACAAGTGCCTTAGAGGCGATACAGGTTGCAGATGATCGCGGCGCGACATCTGGCGGGGCTATCATGATGCGGGCTAGGACTTTTGGATAAAGGAGTGTTGAAATGTCATCGTTTACCGACTACACCGAGAACCTAGTTCTCACTTGGCTCTTGACCACTGGCAGCGCAACGCGGCCTACTGCGTGGTTCGTGGGACTATTCACTGCTGCGCCTTCTGACACTGGTGGCGGCACTGAGGTGTCCGGCAACGGCTATGCACGCACTGCAACCGGCACGATCACGGTTTCAGGCACCTCGCCAACGAACGCCACCAACTCGGCGGCTATCGAGTTCCCTGCGGCCTCTGGCGGTAACTGGGGTTCGATTGGCTGGGCTGCGATCTTCGATGCGTCTACAGGCGGCAATATGCTGGCCTGGGCTGCTCTTAGCACCTCGCGCACCATCAACGATGGTGATGTGTTGCGCATTCCTGTTGGCGATCTTGACGTTACTCTGACTTGATTGAGCGTTTCTTGTGATTGATGCGGTATTCGTCTAGGCGAATTTCTGTCTTGAGGTATTGATATGGCTTTGGTGATAAAAGACAGGGTAAAAGAAACAACCACCACAGCCGGCACGGGCACAGTTACGCTTGCTGGTGCAGCTTCTGGTTATCAGTCCTTTTCTGTCATTGGTAACGGTAACACGACTTTTTATGCAATAGTCGACTCTGCTGCCGGTACTTGGGAGGTTGGGATCGGCACATATACGTCAAGCGGAACTACCCTGAGCAGAGATACTGTTTTGGAGTCTAGCAATAGCGGATCTGCCGTTAACTTTAGCTCAAACAGCAAAGATGTTTTTGTCACATATCCTGGAGAGTATGCAGTTGTTGCTAGTAATAATCTAGGAACATCTGGGCAAGGCTTGATTTCTGCCGGCCCCAATGCTGCGGCTGCCTGGGGCAATGTCAGCGCAGACATCCAAGAGTTCACTTCTACTGGCACATCTACATGGACTAGGCCAGCAGGCGCGAAACTGGTTTATGTCTTGATGTTTGGTGGCGGCGGTGGTGGCGGGTCTGGGCGCCGTAGAGCGTTAAGTTCTGCTGGCACCGCCGCTTCTGGCGGCGGCGGCGGCGGTGCTGGCGGAAGATCCGAATTGTGGATACCCGCCGCTGCGTTGGGCGGCACGGAAACAGTTACTGTTGGCGCTGGCGGCACAGGCGGTGCCGCACGAACCACTGATGACACCTCGGGTGCAGCCGGTAATGATGGCACAAGCACATCATTTGGCTCTTGGGGTCTTGCTAGGCCGGGCACCACTGGTAGTGGTGGCACAACATCCAGCGGTGGCTCAGGCAATGGGGGTGGCGGCGGTGCTGATGGAATTACACAAGGCGCTACAAGCTACTCTGCGAATGGAGGTGGCGGTACAACTTCCACAGGAAGCGTAGCAAATCGCGGAGGCTATCGCGGTGGTGGCGGCGGCGGTGGTGCCGGGTTTTCGGCAGCCTCTACTGCGGCTAACCTTGGTGGCGCTGGTGGGCTAGGAGGCGCGGCTTACAATAATTCTTCTACTAGCACTGGCTCAGGCGGCGCGGCTGGCGCAACAAACGGAGCTGGCGGCAATGGAGCTGACGCCGCGTCGTTTTTTATTGGTGGTAGCGGTGGCGGTAGCGGTGGTTCTGGCACAACTACAGCAGGCGCTGGCGGCAATGGAGGCCGCCCTGGAGGCGGCGGCGCTGGAGGTGGCGCAGGTCATGGCGTTAACTCTGGCGCTGGCGGCAACGGCGGCAACGGTTATGTTCGTGTAATCACATTCTTCTGACTATGCCCAAGCAATTCCTACTCAATGCAGACGGCAGCATCCCTGCCAATGTCAATGTCCAGGCTTTGCAGGAGGCCGGCATCCCCTTGGTTCTGCCAACAACCATGCCGCGCGAGTTTGGCATGGTGGCCGTGGAGCAAGAGCCACAACAAGATGCCGATGGTGTGTGGCGACAGGTGTGGGTGCTTGAGTTTGCGCCAGAGCAACAAGAGCCTTTAGAGTAAAAAATGCTTGGCTTTTCTGCATTTTCTGAAATACCGTTTTCAGCGCTACCAAGCGCTGTAGTGGTTCAGGATGCTTCTTTTTCTATTTCTGCGTCTTCTACTGTATCGGTATTTGCAAAAAGAACAGCCAACATATCGGTGTTGGTTTCTGCGTCTTCTACTGTATCGGTATCTGCAAAAACAACAGCCAATGTATCGGTATTGGCTTCGTCATCTTCGTCTGCAAGCGTATCAGCTTTAAGGTACGCGGTCGGTGCATTTAACGCTAGTTCGACATCTAGCCTCAGCGTTTTTGTTTCGCTTATTGCCAAATCTTCTTTTGCGGTTGCTGGTTCATCAACGATGAGCGCATCGGCGCTTCGTTACGCAATTGCATCATGCTCGGCAGCAAGTTCATCATCAATGAGCGTATCTGCGCTCAGGTATGGCATTGCATCATTTACCGCTGCAAGTGCAAGCTCGATGTCGCTTGCCGCAACCAGGGTGCCCATAGCATCGCTTCAACTTAACGGTGCATCTACTCTTACGATCAACACTACTGGGACATTCAACAATCAGGTATCGATTGCATCACAGTCGCAAACTTCCATCAGGGTTGTAAGCAGACTAAATGCTGCTTCTTCAGTTGTTTGCTCATCTAGCGTATCCGTTTCTGCTATCCTAAAATGGACGCCGGAATCCGATACATCAGAGACATGGACAAGCATCCAAGACACATCCGAGGTCTGGACTGCGGTTTCTGATAACTCGACAAGCTGGGCCGCTGATAGCGATACGCCCGAGACTTGGACTCCCATCTCCGACAACTCTGAAACGTGGCAAATTGCTGCATGAGGTGAAAAATGGCTGATACCACGACGACCAACCTTCTTTTGACCAAGCCAGAAGTAGGCGCATCAACAGATTCATGGGGAAGCAAGCTAAACACCGACCTAGATACCATTGATGCAGTATTCAAGGGCGATGGCACTGGCACCAGTGTTGGCCTTAATGTGGGGTCTGGAAAAACGCTGGCTGTGGCTGGAACCTTAGCCGTAACTGGATCAGCAACCGTGATTGAGTTTGCAGATGGCACTGCATCAGCACCATCAATCACAAATGATGGAGATACCAACACTGGTATTTTCTTTCCCGCAGCAGACACCATTGCGTTTACTGAGGGTGGTACTGAGTCAATGCGCCTCGACTCCTCCGGCAACCTGGGGATTGGGACGAGTTCGCCTGCGTTTGCGCTTGGCTCTGGGCTACAGGTTGGGCGCGCAGGCATCGCCACACTGCGGTTGGAAAATACTTCCGGCGGCAACAGTTTAGAAATTGCGGCTGATTCAACCACAAACGGTATTCGCTTTTACGGGATAAACAATGCGCCGTTTGTTTTTGCGCCTAATGCCACCGAACGTATGCGTCTCGACTCCTCCGGCAACCTCGGCCTGGGGGTGACGCCGAATGCTTGGGCAGCAGGGTCCAGAGCATTGCAGGCGGGAAGCACAGGCGCTGCTTACACCGCCCTGTCGCAGGCTACTGGCGGCGACAGTAATTTGACAAGCAACGTGTACTTGTCTGCGGCGTCAACATGGACGGCCATTGCCTCACTTGGCGCAAGTCGGTATCAGTTAGATTTTGGTTTGCACAAGTGGTACACCGCCGCTTCCGGCACCGCAGGCAACGCGATCACGTTTACTCAGGCGCTCACATTAGATGCAGACCGAAATCTGCTTTTGAACGGCACAACCGCAGGAGCATCGTCTGTTGGCACTTTTGCAATTTTCAACGGCACGGCTCCAACAGGATCAGTCACTAACGGGTGCATTCTTTACACTGAAGACGTTTCATCAAGCAGCGAATTGAAGGTCAGGGACGAGGCAGGCAACGTCACCACCCTTTCACCCCACAACTTTGAACTCATCCCAGAAGGCCCGTCAGAAGACATGGCGTGGTCTTACTATTCGGAGCGTGACGGCAAGCGCATCAACGTGGATATGCTCAAGGCTATTCGCTTGCTGGAAAAGCTCAGCGGTGAAAGACTGGTGTACGAAGCATGATTACGCAACAATCCATTGCCGACTGCTTTGAGTACCGTGATGGGTACTTATATTGGAAGGGCTTAGGCCATCCAAACAAACAGTATCTGCTGGACAAGCCTGCTGGATCAATCCACAAAACAGGCTATCGTCACATCACATGGCGAGGTAAAGTTCAGAAAGCACATCGCTTGATATTTATGTTGCATCACGGCTACTTGCCGCCAGAGGTTGACCACATCAATGGCGACCGTGCTGACAACAGGATTGAAAATTTGCGACCAGCTACACGCAGCGAGAATCAATGCAATCGCAATGCTTTGGCAAACAACACATCAGGCTATCCCGGTGTGTCGTGGCACAAGAAAAGCAAAGCATGGGTTGTGCGTGTAATGAAGAATGGGAAGACTGTTGTCCATCAATACTTCAAAGACTTGGAGTTGGCTGGACTTGTTGCTACTGAGGCACGAGCTTTGTATCACGGCGCATACGCCAAACCTTAAAGGAGCCTAAACCATGACTACTATCACTACTACTTGGACCGTCACGGCGCTTGAAGCCAAGTAAAGGACTCACCATGACAACGATTGTTTGGACCGTTACGCAGCTTGACCGCAACACATCTAACGGGTTTGTCACTACGGCTCATTGGCGTGCTACGGCAACCGATGGGGACTACAGCGCAAGCATTTACTCTACTGCATCATGGTCTGATGGCTCTCCGGCTGTGCCCTATGCCAATCTGACCGAGCAGCAGGTATTGGGATGGATCTGGCAATCAATTGATAAGGCATCTGCCGAGCAAGCTCTAGAGCAGCAAATTGCTTTGCAGAAGAACCCTGTCACGCAACATGGGACACCGTGGAGTGACTGACATGGAACCCGAGATTGACCCCATCAAGTATGGAGCAATGTGGCAGCGTGTCCAGGACTACGAGCGCCGGTTCGAGGTCATTGACAAGAAGCTCGACAAGATGGAACGCCAGATTGAGGAACTCCTAGCACTGGCAAACAAGGGCAAAGGTGGCTTCTGGATGGGGATGACGATTGCCAGCATGGTTGGTGGGGCCATCACCTGGGTAGCGGGGCACTTCAAGGGAAGCTGACGTGGTTGATCCAATTACCGCTCTCGCTGCCATATCATCGGCAGTCCAACTCGTCAAAAAGGTTTCCAAGACCGTTGACGATGTGGCATCGCTAGGGCCGGTGTTGGGCAAGTACTTCGATGCCAAAGAGCAAGCCATCGAGGTGGTCAAGCAGGCCAAGGCTGGTGGCTTCAAGGGATCTGCACTGGGCAAGGCACTGGAGCTAGAAATGGCTCTAGAGTCTGCCCGCGAGTTTGAAGAGCAGGTCAAGATGCTTTTCTTTCAGTCGAACAAGATGGATGTTTGGCAGAGGATCACAGCCCGTGCCAAGCAGATGGAGATCGACGCTGCTCACGATGCGCGGCGCAAGAAGGAAGCTGCAAAGAGGCGTGAAGCCGAGATTGAAGAGGTCATCATCCTGTTGGTTGGCCTTGTTGTTGGTGGTGCTGCAATCGCAGTAACCATCTGGGCTGTGATAACTGGGTTCAACTGGTAATGACTAGATCAGAGCTAGAAATCATCATCAAGAAGCGGGCCGCGATCACGGT